TCAATGCCTAACTTAATCGCATATGATATTTGTGGTGTACAACCAATGACTGGTCCAACTGGACTAATCTTTGCAATGAGAGCAAGATTTGCTTCACAAGATGGTGCTGAGGCACTTGGTGATGAAGCTGATTCTGCATTCAGTGCTGATGACGCTGCTGGAGATTTAACATCTGCTGCACAAACTGGTACAAACCCATCTGCATTAAACGACAGCCCATCTGCTGGTCAATATACTGCCCCAACAGGTATGACATTGGCACAAGGTGAAGCTTTAGGAGATGCAACTGCAAACGCTTTTGCTGAAATGGCTTTCAGTATAGAAAAAACAACAGTAACCGCTGTTACTCGTGCTTTAAAAGCTGAGTACACAATGGAACTTGCACAAGACCTTAAAGCAATTCATGGTTTAGATGCAGAAACAGAACTAGCAAATATTTTGTCTGGTGAAATTCTTGCTGAGATAAATCGTGAAGTAGTTAGAAGCATTTATGTTTCTGCTGTTGCTGGTTCTCAAGTTAACACAACAACTGCTGGAATCTTTGATTTAGATACAGATTCTAATGGTAGATGGAGTGTTGAGAAGTTCAAAGGTTTAATGTTCGCTCTGGAAAGAGATGCTAACGCTGTTGGACAACAAACTCGTAGAGGAAAAGGTAATATAATCATCTGTTCTGCTGATGTTGCATCTGCACTTCAAATGGCTGGAGTATTAGATTATACACCTGCTCTAAATAACAATCTAAATGTTGATGACACATCTGCTACATTCGCTGGTGTTATGAACGGCAGATTCAAAGTATATGTCGACCCATATGCTGCGAATGTCGCTGCTTCACAATACTATGTTGTAGGTTATAAAGGTACTTCACCTTATGACGCTGGTGTCTTCTACTGCCCATATGTACCACTACAAATGGTTCGTGCAGTTGGTGAGAACACTTTCCAACCTAAGATTGGTTTTAAAACTCGTTATGGTATTGCTGCTAACCCATTCCACACTGGAGTGATTAGTGCTGGTACTGCAGAAAGTACAAGTATTACTGCAAATACTAACAAGTACTATCGTAGAGTTAAAGTTACAAACTTAATGTAAGATTGTTGCTTACTACAAATGAATTGGGGTTCTTCGGAACCCCTTTTTATTGTCCAAAATAAAATGAACAAACCCTTGACAAACCATGTTTGAATGTGTTACTGTACCATCATGAAGTTATATTTTATAAGGATTTCATTAGTATATTAACAAATTCTAATCTAGACAAAAGATGAACAAAAGTTAATTACTAGGTTTTTTTTCTTTATAAATATAACCAGATATATGTTGGAACTTTAGCATCCCTCATTTTCATTCCAAATTGAAAGTGTTTCTTATGCTATCTATATTCTAACATATGGATTAAGTCATTCACAAGGCTGTGAGTGATACAACTATTTCGTAGGAGAAAATCGAAATGGGAAATTTACTATTAAATATTAGATATCTGTTAGCGCCTGTGTTAATCATAGTTGCTGGAGCAGGTGTTTTAATCGGTGGTATTATGGCATGGTTAGGAGTAGTTTTACTATTCGTAGGTTTGCTTGTTGATATCGCTACAAAATTTGAAACTACAGGTGTAGGATATGATGACAATGGAGATAGTTTGGGTTGGGCAAGTTTCCAAAACTTAACTATGTACTTTATGTTACCAATCTTTGTACTGTTTCAACTAGTCATGGCGTGGAGATTATCTACATACATGTCACTAGGTGGAATGGAAGGCGAAGTCGTAATGTCAATCATACCTGGCATCTTAGTCATGCACGAAGGCATAACAGGTCTTAACTTAATCGGTGCAACATTATCATCTGGTATCTTTATTGGAATCGGAATCATCTATGGTCATGAGTTATCTCATACTAAAGGATTTGGATTTGTAATATCAAGAACTATGATGGCGTTGTCTGGTTCAGCACACTTCTGTTACGCTCATGTATACAACCATCATCTAGAACTTGCAAGTGAAGATGACCCTGCTACTGCACCTCGTGGTAGAACAATATATGGTCACTATCCACTTTCATATCTAGGTCAGTCTAAATTCTTATTCAATATGGAAAAAGAAAGACTAGCTCGTATGGGTGTATCATTTATCTCTTGGCAAAATCGTTGGATAAGAGGTTATCTAATGGCAGTGCCAACAGTTGCATTATTCTTTGCAGCTGGTGGATGGATAGGAATGGCTGTTCTAGCAACAATTTGGGGAATCTCAAACTTCGAACTAGAAGCACTTAACTATCTTGAACACTATGGATTAATTCGTGTCAAAGACCAACCAATTGATTACAGACACAATTGGGATAATTCAACAGCTTTTACTGCATGGTTCTTTATTGAAATCGGTAGACAAGCAGACCACCATGACAGAGGTGAAACTCATTTCTGGGAATTGGAAAATGTTGGATGTCCAAATACAGGTTGGGGATACTTCGTAGTATTCTTTATCGCATTAGTACCACCTATATGGCATTGGTACATGAGAAAAAGATTAGCTGCTTGGGATACACATTTTGCAACAGATGAAGAACAAGCAATTGCTAGAAGAATCAACAAAGAAGTTGGTTACGAAGGCACAGCTTTTGCTGGAGATGTATTACAAGATGCTGGTAATGTAGACTTAGGTTTACGCTCAGCTCAGAAGTAGTTAACTCTAAATACTTATGGAATTGGGATAGAGAAGTCTATCCCTTTTCTTTTTTGGTCTTATAAATAATAGTATGACAACAGAAACATCACCACTAAATAGACAACCCACTGCACTAGACTATTCAAGTCCTACACAGTTTCGTTTTCTAATTAATCAATTACCTAAAGTACAATACTTTACTACTGAGGCAAACATACCTGGCATCTCAATGGGTGATGGTGTAATGAATACGCCTCTTAAAGATATACCATTGTTAGGTGATAAACTAACATACGAAGACTTAGCAATATCTTTTATAGTAGATGAAAATTTAGAAAACTATATTGAAATGCATAACTGGTTAACAGGTATTGCATTTCCAAAAGATAGAAGTCAATTTAGTGCATTCAGAAGTACAACCTCAAATGTTAAAACAAGTACAAGAGGTGAAAGTAAAGATATAGGTGATGTAAGAGCATCAACACCAGAACTTGCAATGTTTAGTGATGCAACAATGACCATACTAACAAACAAAAACAATCCTGTAGTAGAGTGTAGATTTGCAGATGTTTTTCCTACAAATTTAAGTGGATTAACTTATTCTCAAAATCAAACTGATGTAGAATATCTAACAGCTACAGCAAACTTTAAATATAAAATATACGAAATACATACATTATAAATAATTATATAATATAATGATAAGGAGTGAATATGACCTTAGATGAATTAAAAATTCAAGTTGCAATGGACTTGAAAGTAAATGATGAAAGACTTGATACCGAATCTTTAAAAAACCAAGAACTGTATGCAAAGTACTTAGAAATAAAAAGTAACTTTGAGTTATTGATGTATAAAGCAAAAGGTGATTACAAAAGACTTTATCGTGAAAAGTGGGAATACTATGGCGGTAAAGCAGATGCAAAAATTTATGAAACAAAACCTTTCGATTTAAAAGTACTTAAATCAGACTTATCTATCTACATTGAATCAGATGAAGATATAATCAAAATAGAAAATAAAATAGTATACTTAGAAGTTGTTGTTAAGTATGTTGATGGTGTACTTAAATCTATAAGTGCAAGAGGGTGGGATATTAAAAATGCAATACAATGGAAAAACTTTGAAGCAGGAATGATGTAATGATAGATGTAAATAATGATTTCGTAGAAGAACATATCTCACAACTGATAGACTTTCAAATGAAAGAAGTATCATGGCAATATGATTATGATTCTGTTGCTGGTGGTAAAAATAAACATTGGCATGTACTTGCTGGACACAATATACAAGAATGTAATTTAAATGGATTTGATTTTGTAGAGCCTATATGGAATAACATACAAAAGAAATATGATGTAGACATGGAAAGAGTTTACTTTAATGCACACACACATGGAATAGAACCACACATACATCAAGATGATGGTGATGTCACTATGATATATTATCCTAGATTAGATTGGAGAAACGATTGGGGTGGTGGAACTTGTGTTCAAGAAATAGGTATGCATCCAGCAAATATTCAATATGAGGGAAACAGATTAATTGCATTTACCGCTGACTTGTTTCATCAAGGTATGCCAGTGAGTAGAGAATGTTATCAGTTAAGAACTTGTATCGTATTTAAAACAACATGGAAAGATAAAACTAAATCTAAATGGTATAATAAAAATAAAAATTTAGAATCAAAAGATATGAAAGTAGAGATTGAAAAATGATGAACTACTATAAATTTATTGGACATTATAAAAATATAGTTAGTCAAGAATTATGTAATGCTATAATTGAAGAAGACTTTGATTATAGTAAGTCAACATACTCAACCCATAAAGGACTATCACCAGATAAAGAAAGAGTTAAAATGGATGAGATATGGATTCGTAAAGGCCATGTTTTTTATGATGAATTAAATCATGCTATGATTGATGTAACAAAAAGATACTCAGAAGAAGTTAAAGCAAATAAAAGAAATTTTGTAGCACAAATGTTTACAGATTTTAGAGTTAACAAATATGAGAAAGGTGGATACATGAGTTTACATTGTGATAATATACATCATAGTCATGGTCAACAATATGGATATCCACAGGCTTCAGTTTTATTATTTTTAAATGATGATTATGAGGGTGGTGAATTTATTATATCAGAGTTACAAT